TTGAAGAGTTAGAAATAATTAAAGATAAATCATTTGCTTCGTATTTCCTAGTTGTAGCCGATATGATTAATTGGGCTAAAGAAAATAATATTATGGTTGGTCCTGGACGTGGATCTGCTGCAGGCTCACTAGTATGTTATGCGCTAGGAATTACCGATGTAGATCCAATTGAATATGACCTATTGTTTTTCCGATTTATTAACCCTGAAAGAAATGACTTCCCAGATATTGATACTGACTTTGAAGATCGTCGCCGTAAAGAGGTTAAAGATTATCTTAAAAAGAAATTTAAGCACGTAGCCTCTATTTCAACTTATACTTATTTTAAAGACAAGGGTGTTGTTAGAGACGCTGCTCGTGTATTTATGGTCCCGCTTTCAGATGTTAATCGTGCCATGAAATCAATTGATACATTTGAAGATTTTATAGAGTCTCCTAACACAAAAGAATTTAGAATGAAGTATCCAGAAGTTGTATGGCTTGCAGAAAGATTACGTGGAAAGATTAGAAGCGTTGGAGTTCATGCTGCTGGAGTTGTAGTTGCAAAAGATGATTTAAGAAATTTTGCACCTATTGAATCTCGTGAGGATGCTCAAGATAAAGTTTCAGGAAGAATACCAGTTGTTGCTTACGATATGGATACTGTAGCAGATATTGGTTTAATTAAATTAGATGCTCTAGGATTAAAGACATTATCGGTAATTTCAGATACAATAAAAGCAGTTAAAGAAAGACACAATAAAGAAATTGTTTTATCTAGTTTACCATTTGATGATAAAGATGTTTATAAAACATTGAGCGAAGGATACACAAAAGGAGTATTCCAAGCTGAAGCAACTCCCTATACAAATCTATTAATTAAAATGGGAGTAGACAAATTTGAAGACCTTGCTGCATCTAACGCTTTAGTTAGACCAGGAGCAATGAATACAGTGGGTGCCTCATACATTAATAGAAAACATGGCCTAGAAGCAGTTAGCTATGTTCACGAAATAATGAAACCTTTTACTGAAAATACATATGGTGTTATAATATATCAAGAGCAGGTTATGCAGGCTTGCGTACATTTAGGTGGTATGTCTTGGTCAGAGGCTGACAAGGTCCGCAAGATTATTGGAAAGAAAAAAGATGCAAAAGAGTTCGACCAGTTCAAGGATCAATTTGTTAATGGGGCTTCAAAACACATTTCTAAAAAGAAAGCGGAATCCCTATGGCATGATTTTGAAGCTCACGCAGGTTATTCTTTTAATCGTAGTCACGCTGTTGCTTATTCCATGCTTAGTTATTATACGGCTTGGCTTAAACATTATTACCCGCTTGAATTTATTTTTTCAATTCTTAAAAACGAAAACGATAAAGACAAAAGAACAGAATATTTAATTGAGGCTAAAAGATTAAATCTTAAAGTATTGCTGCCACACATTAATGAGTCAGATGTATATTTTTCATTAAAAGAAAAAGCAATTCAATTTGGTTTAGCTGAAGTTAAATTTATCTCAGACAGTATTGCAAATAAAATTATAGAGAGAAGACCATATGCCGATTATTCCGATTTCGTACAAAAAGCCTCTGCGAAAGGCAGCGGGATTAACAGTAGGGCTGTATCTGCTCTTAATGCTATTGGCGGTGCTGCTTTTGAGGACAATCCCAGAGACGGTAAGGAAAAAGAAAGCTACTACGAATACTTAGGTATTCCTACATTTAATTTAGAATCAATACCTCCAAGAATTAAAGCTCAGGCAAAACCAATTCAAGATTTTGATGATTTAGGATCATTCCCAATGTTCGGAATGGTTAAAAGTATTAAGCGTGGTACTGGGTGGGCAAGAGTAGAATTAGTAGATGAAACTGGATCAATAGGTTTATTCCATAATGAGCAGACCCAAATTGAAACAGGGCAGATGTATTTTATTCTTGTTGGAGATAATCGTATTGCAAGGTATATTAAAGTAAATGACATAGATCCAAATGGGTCAGATCTTTTTGTAGACTACTTATATAGAAAAGAATATGACTTAGAAGATGATGAACAACTAGTTATTAACTTTAATCCATATAAGACTAAGGCTGGCAAAACAATGGCGCATATTGTTATGACAGATAAAAATAAACAGCTCACACGAGCAATAGCATTCCCAGCAATGTATGCTAAGGTGTTAGCAAGAATGCGTGAAGGAATGAAAAGCAAGCCTGTTCTATCAAAACTAGATGATGGAACCCTAATGATAAAGGAAATAAAATGACACAAGCCCCAGATGAAGTATTTAAATCTATGAATATCACAAAAATTTTGTTAGCTATTTTAGAAAATCAAAAAATAATTAATGTACCAATTGATATTTTTATTAATGCTGGTGTTGAAGAAAAAGGTTTAAATGTTGAATATAATGAAGAAACAAAAGAATTTGTATTCCAATTAAAGGAGAAAATTGAACAACCAACTGCTAATCAGGATGTTGCTACAGAATCAAATTGATTATCCATTGACTAATATTCAATATAGTAGATCAATTGATTTTTGCTATAAAAAAACAGAGTCTTGTTTTAATGGTATAATCTTATGATGAATCAAGATGAAATTAAAATAATTTTTGAAAATTTACGAGCAACTACTGCATTTGTAGCAATATTAAAACATCAGGGCAAGATATCGGTTCCAGCGGATACCTTTAAAGAACTACTTAAAGAACAGGTGTGGCCTAATGATTTTATAACCAATAATGGAAGTGCAATGTGCGTAACATATAATAAAGATTTAAATGAATTTGGTTTTGAATTAATGTACGAAGACGACGGATATAGACCAGATAATGCAATAGGATTTCAATGTACTAGAGGAAATAAAGAAGTAGGTTTTGTAGATTACAACAGCCCATACTATAGAAAGTAGTTGTAAATGAATTTAGATATAGAAAATATTTTAAGCAAATTAGATACAAAAACAAGAGCAAGGGTACAGTCAGCTCAAGATATAAAAGTAGAAAAACAACTTACGCCAAGTATTGGTCTTAATATGGCATTAAAAGGTGGACTTGGCTTTGGAAGACAAGTATTAGTTTGGGGCAATAAGTCTGCTGGTAAATCTTCGTTTTGTTTGCAAATGATTGCAATGGCACAAAAAGAAGGTAAATCTTGTGCATGGATAGATGCAGAAGCATCATATGATCAATCTTGGGCCGAACAACTTGGAGTAGATTCATCTAAATTAATATACTCATCTGCAAAAACAGTAAATGATATGGTAGACGTAGCAACAAAATTAATGGAAGCAGAGGTTGACATTATTGTCGTAGACTCTATATCAGCGTTACTCCCAGCAATTTATTTTGAAAAGGATGGAAATGAATTAAAAGATTTGCAAGATACAAAACAAATAGGTGCAGAAGCAAAAGATATGACGCATGCAGTTAAGATGTTAAACTATTCCAATAAAAATACATTACTTGTTTTAATTTCTCAACAAAGAAATCAATTTGGATCTATGCATGCTTCACATATACCAACGGGAGGAATGGCAGTAAAATTCTTTTCTTCTACCGTTATTAAACTTTGGTCTTCCGAAGCTGAGGCTAACGCTATTAAAGACGGAGTTAAAGTTGGAGATAAAATTATTGAACAAAGAGTAGGAAGGCCAGTTAATTGGATTATTGATTATAATAAACTTGGTCCGCCAAATTTGTCTGGGCAGTATGATTTTTATTATCAAGGAGAAACTTTAGGAGTAGATCAAGTAGGAGAGTCTCTAGATGTTGCAGAAATGTGTGGCATTGTAGAAAAAGGTGGCGCCTGGTATACAGTTAATGGAGAAAGATTTCAAGGTCGTGCTAAAGCAGTTGCGTATTTAAAAGAAAATCCAAAGGTTGTTGATAAATTAGTTAAGGATATAAATGCCAAATCTTAAAGAATTTTTTAATAAACCTGAAATTTTACAAAAAAACGGAGTTGAAGAAATACCTGGAACAAAGCCATGCTCTAAGTGTAATAAAGATGCAGAGAAAGCATTTTGGGATCCAGCAACATTTACTATTTCTTGGAAATGTCCAGATGGACACAACAATCAATTTAAGGTTAATGGCTAATGTCAGAAAGATCAGAGGCTAAAAGAGATGGCGCAAGACAACAAAAAAATAGTGGACGTGGTGATTATCAAAAGGGTGACGCTCAATGGAAAAATTTCGTGGTGGATTATAAAGAGTACGAAAAATCAATCTCTATTTCAAAAAGTATTTGGGCTAAGATATGTACAGATACTTTTAAAGTTAGCAGGGATAAGAATCCAGTACTCAAACTCATCCTTGGCCCATCTAGTAGCAAAATCAGGTTGGCAGTAATTGAATGGGCTTTGTTAGAACAATTAATACAATGCTGGGAGGAAAAAAATGAATAAAATAAATATCATGCCACAAGTTACTGTATACAGAGATGTGCTTTCTGAAAAAGATATACAGTTATTATTAAAAGAAATACGTGAGTCACAAGATCAAATTATAGATGCACATAAAACCACACCAGAAGAGTCTGCATACTTAGACCATCATGGACTACAGCCACAAAAAAGAAATGATAATACTTTAATATATACTTGGACACCATGGTATACGTTTGGCATAAGAAGTGTGTGGTCTGATTCAAATGACGTTACAAAAAGTAAAAAGGAACACGTAGATGGATTTAGGTTAATTAAAAATGCTATTAAAAAAGTTCATAATGATTATTTAAATGATTGGAAAGATAATGGTAAATGGACTTATAAAATAAATGATTGGGATATTGATGCTGAAGAAAAGCCTGACGCAAGTAATATGATATTGTCTACTTTTGAACTACTTCAGCATAAATTAAATTTAGAAGAAGATTATAATATACAGGTACATACTGATTGGCATAATCATAGAAGTGAAGAGCCTGGTCCAAAACAAATTATTACATATACAATTTATTTAAACGATGACTATGAAGGCGGAGAAGTAGATTTTGTTGATGAGGAAAATAAAAAAGTTTTTGTGTACAAACCAAAAAGGGGAGACATAACAGTGTTTCCTTCAGGAAGACCATTTTGGCATGGAGCACGATCAGTAAAATCAGATCCAAATAAAATATTTATAAGAACTTTTTCAATTTTTAGATATCCAGGCAGTCAAGAATGGATGTATGGGGCAAGCTCACATGGAATTGCTAAATGGATGGATATGGAAAATGAAAGAGTTAAATCTATTATTGACGGTGGAGAAGTTGGCAGACAACTTGTTTATAAAGGAGAAGAAGTAAATTTAAGTAAAGTAGTTTTACCAATATACGTTGAGTCAGAGGTTTATATAGACGGAAGGGATATTTAATAAAATGGGAAATAATAATAAAATACCTTTTAATAAAACAATTATTAAAAATGGTAGAATTATAAGACTTAGAAAAGATGGTACTGTTAAAGCCGATCTTGGTCCATATAAAGTAAAAAAGGATAAATAGTGGAAGATAAAAATACATTAGAGTTAATTAATTCTATTACTGAGTTTAACGATCTTCATGAGTACATGAATGATGAGCAGTTAGATAAAGCGTTGGCTATTGTAGTAAAGTTATTAATGAACCCAGATGTTCCATCTGCTAAAGCACCATATTTAATTATAGAGCTTCAAGCCATGTCTACTAAATTTTCTATGATGGCTTCAGTATATTCCACAATTGCAAAAGACAAGGCTGGAACCGTAAACAATAATAAGAAAAACATTTACTATTCAGCAAAGGAGTCCATAGACAAACTTGTAGATGCACTTAAGTATGTCGTTAGGTATAGCTCATAATGGGTAGAGATATAGTAAAAAATCTTAAATTTAAAAAACATACGGGAAAGCATTTCGACCCAGAACGATTTGCACAATTGCTTGATGAATCATATAGAAATACAAAACGTGCTGATGGAGAAATGACAAAGAAGTCTTTTAGTCCAAGTTCTTTAGGGTATGGTCATGGAACTTGCCCAAGATATTGGTACATGGCTTTTTCTGGCGCAATGTTTATTGACGACAACGATGCTGTTGCAGTTGCCAACATGGCACAAGGTACGCAAGCCCATGAAAGACTACAAAATTTAATTAAAACAATGCCAGAATGGAGAGCGGAAGAAGAAGAGATAGTAAATGAATATCCTCCAATCCGTGGCTTTATAGATTTAATTATGGAATACGATAATGAAACAGTAATTGGTGAAATTAAAACTGCCAAACAAGAGGTTTGGGATGGAAGACAATCAGAGATGAAGCCGACTGCAAATCATTTGCTTCAACTGTTAACTTATATGAAATTAAAAAATGCTAAAGAAGGATTCTTTTTGTATGAAAACAAAAACACCCAAGAGCTTATAGTAATACCAGTTTCAATGAATGAAAAAAATACTAAAATTATTGAAGATACTTTTTTATGGATGCGTGAGGTTTGGGATAATTTTAAAGACGGAGACCTACCAATGCGCCCAAAGGGATCATCTAAATCTAAAATGCCTTGTACCTATTGTCCAATTAAAAAGGAATGCTACTCAGGCCTAATAGGAACAGTACAGATAGATCAATATGAGGTTCCTAAAATATGATCTGTTTAAATAAAGAATGTAATAAAGACTTCAATCCAAAAACACATAATCAAAAATATTGTACTGATGAATGCTGCAGGATTGCAACCAACAAAAGAATTATGGAAAAGTATTACGAAAAAAAAGCTATTAAGAATGGCGCAGTTAGATCTTGTAAACATTGTAAAACAAAACTAAGTAGATATAATCAAAATGATATTTGTGCTACATGTGAAAAAAATATAACATATGAAAGTAAAAAAATGATATGGGGTATATTAGGTGAACTTAGCTAGCCTAGTTAAAACAAAAGCATATCGTGTACTAGGCATAGATGCCTCCACTACTTCAGTTGCGTTTTGTTTAATGGAAAATAATATTCCTTTAAAATGGGGGAAAATTGAATTATCTGGTGCAGACATATATGAAAAAATACATGATGCAAAGATTAAAGTAGCAGCAATGTTAGATAATTTAAAGTCAGATTATATCGTAGTAGAAGGAGCAATCCTTGTCAGATCACCTGATGCTGTGATAAAATTATCATATGTATATGGAGTTGTTATTGCTGAGCTTATGTCTACTGGCGCTAAGGTTATTACTATTAGCCCATCCTCGTGGCAGGCGTTCATTGGCAACAAAAATCCAACGAAAGATGAAAAGTCTGCAATAAGATTAAAAAATCCTGGTTATGCAGATTCTTGGTATAAAAATCAATTACGCAATATGCGTAAACAAAGAACTGTAGATTATTTTAATAATAAATATAAATTATCATTAACAGATTTTGACGTAGCAGATGCATTTGGCATCGCACATTATTCAAATGAGGTGTTAACTAAACGATGAAGCTATATCAAAGCAAAGACTGGCTATATCGTAGATATATTGTTCAAAAGAAAACAGTTACTGAAATTGCTATAGAGTGCAGTGTTTCTGCTATGACAATACAAAGATACTTAGACCAGTTTGGTTTAATTAAAAGGAGATAATATGAGTATAGAAAAAAAGATCTGGCAGACTTACGAAACAATTTTTGATGAATTGCCAATTTACGCTAAAGAAAGCGTAGGGACATGGACTCATCAAAATCCAGGATGGGCTTATGGCTACATGAGTGGACAAGACAGGGAAAACTTCTTTAAGGAACACTTCGACTCAAAAACATATGAGACCTATGTAAACCTGCCTTTAGGAGTAATGAAAGCTGGCTTATGGAGATTTGCTATTCTTTATATTCACGGTGGGGTATATACAGACATGGACACACACTGCAAGACTCCAATAGATACTTGGTTAAGCCCTGAATACGATATGATTTTAGATATCGAAAGGGATACCCCATGGCTAGCAACTCAAACAATTGCCGCTAAAGCTGGGCATCCGCTACTAAAAGCAGCTATAGACCTTTGTGTTGAAAGATGTTCTGAAGGAATTATTCAACATAATCATATGGTTCATTACTATACTGATGTTCAAATGTTTACAGATGCACTATATAAAAAATTAGGCGTTGAGCCTTATCAAAAACATATCAATGAGTGGGCCACAGAACTTATGGAAATGGATTTTTTAAAAGAAAATAAAGTAAAAATTCTTTGTGGAGAAGAAGCCAGAAGACTATTAGATAAAGATGTAGTCCATCTTTATTGGGGAGATGACAGAGAAGCAGGATGGATTGCTTGGAAAAAAGATCCTCGTGTAAATGAATCTTATCCTAATGGATTTAATCCTCATGAATGGGAAAAAGAATGAGTGTTATAGGAGTATTGCCAGCATCTGGAAAAGCTTCTAGAATTGGTGGCATTCCTAAATTTTGTTTACCTATATCAGATGAAAGATCTCTTTTACAATGGCACGTAGAACAAATGCTTGAAGTGTGTGATGAGGTTAGAGTATCTACAAGAGCTGAGTGGGTTCCAATTATTCAAAATATGGACATGAATATTAAACTAATTGTTCGTGAGCCTTCAACAATGTCAGATGCAGTAAAGTTTATGGTGGGCGAGTATAACGATACAGTGCTTATTGGAATGCCAGATACATATATATTAAACGCACCTGGAAATATATACAAGCCTCTATTTAAAGACAATACTGCCGACCTTGTTCTGGGAATTTGGGAATGCGGAGAAGTATTAAAGGGACGTGTCGGTCAAGTTTTAGTATCCCAAGATAAAGTAATTGGTTCAGAAGACAAGGTAGATAATTGTGATTACCCAGATATGTGGGGCACTATGCTATTCCGAAAGAATATGATAAGATACATAGATACAACACTAGATCATCCAGGAAAACAATTAAAGGAATGGATATCTAGGGGTTCTAATATTAAGGCGGTAAGACCAGGCGGACAGTATATGGATATTGGAACGCTAAGAGGACTTAAACAATTATATAAAGAAATGGAATAGTAATGCTAAAACCAGTATATAAAGATGTTAAAAATTTTCATTATGATGATTTATATCTACATGCCGTATCAGCGCCAGCTGGACATAAAATTTTAAATGCATGCTTAGAGGTTGCTCAAATGCTTATTGAAAAAAACATATCTTATGGAAATTCAGCATTAGATCCCATTAGAATATTTTCAACGGCGGATTCAACAGAGCAATTAAAGGTTCGTATTGATGATAAATTAAATAGGGTTAAAAATAATCAAGGATTTGCAGGAGACAATGACATAGATGACCTAATTGGGTATCTATTGTTGTATAAAATAGCCAAATCTAATTGACTTTTTAGTCAACTAGAATTATAATACATATATATGGAAATTGAATTATCAGATCATTTTGATCGAATGAATAAAGTTGTTGCCGAACTTTTAAAGGGCAATAATCCGACCCAGATTGCCTCTCTAACGGGCTATAAGCGATCAGACGTAGTAGAACTTATAGACGAGTGGAAAACCGTCGTATACAACGATACAAGCTCTAAGGAACGGGCTAAGGAAGCCATCTCAGGAGCGGACCAACATTATTCTATGTTAATTAAAGAAGCCTGGAAAACAGTAGAGGATGCAGATCAGGCAGGCCAATTAAATGTTAAAGCCAATGCCCTTAAATTAATTTCAGATATTGAAACTAAAAGAATTGCCATGCTTAAAGAAGTTGGTCTATTAGATAATGCCGAAATGGCATCCCAGATTGCAGAAACTGAAAGAAAACAAGAAATACTTGTTAATATATTAAAAGAAGTAACTTCTTCATGCCCTAAGTGCAAAATGGATGTTGCGAAACGAATTTCACAAATAACTGGTGTAGTGGAATCAGTAGTAATTGATGTAGAAAATAATAAAAATGTTTCTTGATTTAGGATTTACTGAATTAGGTAAAGATATATATTTATATAAAAAATTTGTTTCAAATGAGGAATGCAAACAAATTGTTAAAATTGTAGATTCAATGAAAAAAGATGAATTTAATTGGCTAGATAGTGAAACATGTGTTACAAAACAAATACCAGAAATTGATAGTATTAAAAAAAGATTTATAAATATTTTAGATAATAAATTGAAAATTGGCGATAATTCAAACATTGTAATTATGTCGAAAGGCTCCTCTCTCGGCACACATTCAGACGATCACGACTTTAAGTATTCTTCAGAAAATATAATTTATGGGATGGTAATATATTTTAATGAATTTGATGGTGGAGAAATATATTATCCTACACAAAATATAGAGTATAAACCACAACCTGGAGACTTAATTATTCATAGTGCAAAATCACATTGTTTACATGGAGTTAAAGAAGTAAAAAATAATGCTAGATATTGTCACTCAAATCATATATATGAAATTAAGGATATATAATGGATTTTAATTTTAATGATCTTATTGATATTTTAGATGGCGAAGAATTTGAAGAAAGACCAGTAGACCTACAAACTTTTGTTACAAGCCCTAATTACTTAGCTTTACCACCACTTTCAAATTATCAATATACACTAATTGAAAAGTCATCTCAAATATATAAAGAGTCTACATTAATTAAATTATTTGGAGAAGAAGAAGGCTCTAGAATATTTAAACAAACCGCCAACGAAGTAATTGCTCAACTTGGTAAAGGTTCTGGTAAAGACTACTGCTCAACAATTGCAACAGCTTATATTGTGTATTTATTGTTATGCTTAAAAGACCCAGCATCATATTACGGTAAGCCACCAGGAGATGCAATTGATATTTTAAATATTGCTATTAACGCACAACAGGCAAACAATGTTTTTTTTAAAGGTTTTAAAACACGTATTGAAAAATCACCATGGTTTACTGGAAAATACACAGACAAAGCTTCTGAAATGAAATTTGATAAATCTATTACAGTTCATTCTGGTCACTCTGAGCGTGAAGCTTGGGAAGGGTATAACGTTATTGTTGTTATCCTTGATGAGATTTCAGGTTTTGCTACAGAGAATACAACTGGACATGATCAAGCTAAAACTGCAGATGCTATATACGAAATGTACAGAGCATCAGTAGACTCACGTTTCCCAGATTTTGGCAAAGTAATATTACTTTCTTTTCCAAGATTTAAAAATGATCC